GGTAATACCCCAATGTATGAAAGAGCATCCATAAACTCACGTTCAGGGAACATTTGGAGAGTAGTCATATCCATTCTCCACTCATAAAATTCTCCTTGTTTACCTGGGATTGGGTATTTTGTTTTTTCTTCTTCTGTTACTTCAACAGCTTTAACTGCTGCCCATCCCCAATCTTCTTTGGAAGGACCATTTGCAAATATCATTCCTTGAGTAGGAATATTTACTGTAGTTGGCATCCAAATATTTCCATTTTCATCTTTAAAGAATAAATCTTTATAAAGTTCAGGTAAAACGGAAATTTGTTCTTCATAAAAGGTTTCACCTTCTTTCATTAATGAGTTGGTTTGGAAACCACATCCATAACAGAAATAAGTTTTAATGTCCTGGTTTACTTCATCCACATAACAAGCATCTGAGCCACAGTGGTTACATATTACTAAATTATCCATTGGTTTTTAATGTTTTAAGTTTTGGTAATTCTATTTTCTTTAATTGAGGTAACTCTACTTTATTCAATTTAGGTAATTTCAATTCTACTTGTTTTGGAAATTCAGGAATATATTGAGTAAATAATTCATCTACCTTTTCCTTCATTTTACCCCAGTTAAATTCTGTTTTTGATTTGTAAGCTTGACGTTTTGCTTTTTCAGTATAGTTTTTGTAGTTTTCAAAAACATCTTTCAAATAAAAACCTATTTGACCATGATCAGGAGAGAACCACTGAGAACCTTCAATCAAAAACTGGTTTTTGGTACTTGGGTGAACAGGGGTTAAAGTACCTCCTAGCAAACTAGTAAATTCAGGATTCAAAAAGTCCATTTGTCCTGACCAACCTGAACATATTAGAGGTTTTTTAACTAAAGTAAATTCAAGTAATGGGCGACCATATCCTTCTCCTTTAGTCAAACTAACCATTGCTTTTACTTTTGGATGGTTGTAAAGTTCATTTATTTCCTCATCCGAAAATTCACCATGTAAAAGATAGATATTTGGAAGATCGTTTGAATTTACTGTTTTACGAACTTGTTTAATTTTATTTAAAATACTTTCTCTATCAACATAAGAGGCACCTACTTGAGCTGATTTTAGAATCAAAGCTGGTTTTTTAGGTTTGTTTTTAAATGTTTCATAGAATGCTTTAACTAGCAATCCTACATTTTTTCTATCTTCTCCCAAATCACCTTCCATCCAGTGACCTACAAACAAGTAAGCAAATGATTCTTTAATTGAATCCAAATCAATATTTTTAATCTGGTGTGATTCAATCACTTTATAAATGTCTGTATTGGCTCCTTCAAACAATACTTCAAGTGGTTTTTCAATTTGAACATGAGCTTCTAAAGCATTGGTTTGTTTGTTTCTTTTTTCAAACTTGGAATCCAATAACACTTTTTTAGAAAATTCAGACGAAACTAAAGTCAGATTCATTCTATTTATTCCCTCAATCCAATCACCAGGAGCAACTGTACTTTCAATACCTGCTGTACAACCAATACTAAATTTTCCTACTGGTTGGAATTCATTTGGAACAGTAATCTGCATCCAAATTTCAGGTTGTTGAGTCAACTGATTGTTAGGTAGGTTATGACTTGATAAAAATGTCCATTCAGGATTGTCTTTGCAGAATCCAAAAGGTGTATTTCCCCATCTTTGAGACATCAATTTAACTTCATATTTGTCTGTTTCAATAATGGCTTTAACCAAATCGCGACTGCGGCTTCCATAGCCACTGTATGTATCGTAAGGGCAACTAATTACAAATAACGGTTTCATTTTAATATAATAATTCGTGGTTTAAGGTTCTATCTTCTACTTGATTTGTGTTTATCAATTCATATTTTTCTCTTGATTTCCAGGTGGTAAACAATTCGTCAAAAGCCTCTATTACTCTTTTACCTTGGATTTCTCCTGTAAAACCTGCTTCTTCTCCAATTGCCCATTCTCTACCTTTTAAACCTTTAGCTTTACGTTCTTCAGGAGTTAAATTGTAAACTTCCATAATACGTTGAGCTGCATCTTCTGCTTTACAAAGGTCGTCCCAAATGTAAGGAGTGGGAGGTGAACCTACAAGAGTACGTGTTGCTGGATAAACTGGAAATGCCCATTCACCATGTTTTTTGTAAGTACCTCTATGGTTAGAAGGGATTTTTGCTGATGGTGTAAACCAATTTCCATTTTCATCTTCAAATCTCATTTGGTCTTGCATACCACCTGTTGTGTTTGCAATAATAGGATTACCACACAAAATAGCCTCTGTCAAACTCAATCCCCAACCTTCGTTTGAGGTCAAAAGGATTTGACAATCAGTACTATTGTAAAGCAAATTCATTGCTGTTGGATCGTATTTTGCATCTGTAAAGATAATATTGTATTTTTCATCATTACAAAGCAATTCAATAACAGCATCCAAATCAGTACCATGATCACTTACACGTTCTGTATGAAGAACTAAAGCACATTTTTTAGCTTTTTCAACTGGAAGAGAATCAATAAAGTATTTGTAAGCTAAAATGGTATCTGGAATTTGTTTTCTTCTAATGTTTCTAGAGTTAAACAATAGAGCAAAATCATATTCTTTACCTTTGAATAAGGTTTTCTTAAATTCTTTTAATTTAGAATCGTTTTTGTCAATTGGTTTAAAAATTTCGTGGTTCAAACCATGAGGAACATATTTAATGATTTTATTGGCTGCTTTTTCTCTCAAAACCAATTTATTGATATTTACTGTTTGTTTTGAAATTCCCATCAACAAATCACATGCTTCATAAAAAGCTTTATTGTAGTGAGGAGCTGGGTAATCATCCCAAATATTAAGGTAAGTAATTGGAATATGTTTTCTAATTTCATTTTCCATTGAAAATAACCAAACAAAATAACGAGGATCAGTAATCAACATTATTGCATCAGGTTTTTCAATCTGAATTAATTGTCTTAAAAGATCAGGATTTCCATAATCATGAACAGGATACATTATTACAGATGAATCTTTCAATCCAGTTGTATCGTTTGTTGATTGAGAAAGATCCAAACGTTTTCCCATTTCAGGATGTTGGATGGCTCCTCCAATGTTAACCCAATTAAAATGTTGGGCTGTGTGAATAACTACTTCTCTACCTACTGTTGCTATACCCGAGTGAACTCGAATATCATCACAAATAAGCATAATCTTTTTCCTTTTGTCAGGAGGCAAATAAGCAAAACTTGAATTCATATATGTTTTAATATAACTTTTTTTCTTGTAAAAACCAAATTTAATTAGTCGTTTTGTTCAAACTCTGTGTTTGTGTGTGAGTGTAATTTTTTTCTAAAATCTTCATCTGTGAGATAAAGGTGAATAGATCTTTCGGTCAATTTTTGAAGAGAAAACTTGTAACGAACTGTAGCAACTTTAAATTCTTCAAACAATCCACTCTGTACTTTTACAGAGGTTAATGTCATTTCTTTTTTATTTGTCATAATCTTTATTTATTTGTTGTATATAAATATATTGGGATCTATGAAGATACACCTAATGGACAAAGCTCCTTATTATTCTTATAAGGACAGAAACGACAATTGTGGGATGAAGGGTTTGGTTCAAATATTTTATTTTTGTGTGAACCATCATAATTAAACACCTCCTCAATAAATGAATTGATTGTATTAGTTGCTTTATTCATTTTAACCTTACCACTTGCTGGTTTGTATTCTTGTATTCTGGAGATTGGGAATGGGGATTCTTCCCATATTTTTCTTTTAACAATAAAGAATTCAACACTAATATTGTCTTCAGGAACTCCAAATTGTTGGCTGTAGAATTTTTTGTAAAGGATTAATTGGAGCTGTTTTGTTTCGTCTTTTTTTGTTTTGTCATCCCATCCACTTCTAGAGGTTTTAATATCTAAAATTTTAAAAGTGTTGGTTGGTTCGTGATATAAAACAACATCCAAATAACCCTTGTACAAAATATTCTTGTATTCAGGATGTGGGTTCAATAATAAAGGAACCTCACAACCAACTAAATACCAACCTCGCTTACCAAAATAACCACCGCGTTTTTTCTTAACAAAGTTTAAAATTTCTAATCCGTCTTCATAAAATTCTCTCATTTCAACAGGATCAGAAAAATGAACTTTTTTATTTGATTTGTAGTCTTTTTGGTAAGTTTCTCTAAAACGTTCTTCAAAGTATTCCTCTAAATTAATTCGGTCGGCTTCCGCACCACTAACTTCGTATATAGTTGTTATATAGTGTTGTAATGCTTCGTGTAAAGCAGTTCCGAATGTCATATGAATAGAGGATTCGGATTGATAATAACCGTCTCTATACTGTAAAGACCATTTACGAGGACAATTCAAAAACATAGACACCTGGCTATAGGAAATCTGTTTTTCCGTAGAATAATTGATTTCCTTAAGAGTGTGTTTTTGAATTTGTTTTACTATGGAAGGTATTTTCTTCTTTTTTGGCAAAACTTATTTTTTTCCTTGCAACATTTGGATTGTTTTCTCTAGATACAGAGCTAAATCCATTGCTTCTTCTTTAGCATGTTGTAAATACTCTATTACTGATAAATCTGTTCTATCTAAAGTATTGTTGTACTTTGCTTTACCTAATTTGGCTCTCTTAATGTGTTCATCAATAACTGAATCTACAATTGAGTCTGTTTTTTCTATGGTTCTATTGGTATTGTTTATATCAGTATAAATTCTAGTACCATAGATTTCACTATTTTTTGTCATTGGATTTCTTTTAATAACTTTTTTATTTCTTTATCTTCAATACCTGCTCTTTCAAGAATCATCTCTACTCCTTCTTTTTTGAGAATATAAATATAATCCTCAGCTTCTCCCAGTGAAATAGTATAATGGTCAGCAATGTGATGTAATAGTTTTTCACTTGGCTTTTTACGTGAACTTTTCACGTACTTGAGGAAGACATTCTTTTTAGGTAACATATGGCAGTAGTATTTATAAGTTTTTTCTTTCTCAGGATATGGGATTCTTTGGCCGTAATTCGCAACCTCAGTGTATCCTTCATACATACTAACAAACCGATGAATCATGTAAGAATTGAATGACTCTTGCTGTACCTCCGTGAAAGATGACCAGGGTTTTTTATCTACTGTGATATGTTTTATCCAATCAAATATTGTCACCCTCAAATTCCTCTCTAAGTTCCTTAGGAAGCAATTCAACCAATACCTTACCTGTGGCTACATCATAAAAACAGGGAATAGGAATAATTCCATCTTCTTGAGTACCGGTTACAAAACGAGATACTTTACGAAGGATAACACCTTCTGCAAATACTTGATTTCCATCTTCAGACACAACAGGTCTAGTGTTTTTAATGTCAATGTTGACGTTCAATTGTTGTTGTTTATTGTTCATTTTCTTTATGTTTTTTCCATTCTAAATAAAAACCAGCAGCTACTAATAAATTCATACCAAATGATGCTACTATTTCTTTTATATCTTCATACACATTCATTGTTAAATGAATATGTCCTACTGCCCAAAACGGAATAGATAAATTACTAGCTACCCACATTATGAAAAATAGGATAAATTTTTTCATATAACTCTTTTGCTTGAAATTAATGACAAGATCCTGGATATCAAAGCCATAGTGTTGATTTCTTTATCAATTCTAAAGTTGGAGTGATATTGATATTCTTCGATAAAAATTACTACCTCACCTACACTCAATGGAGCATATTTTTCTACATTATCGTATAGAAATCTAAACAAATCCTCGAAATCACTTACACCAGCATCAGCAATTATTTGTCTAATGTTATTAAACGATTTTTGACTTGGTTTGCACAACTCGGTGAGAATTTGGTTTTTGTAGTTACTAGACACTAATATGGTTTTATCGACAACTATCTGTCCATCATTAGCACCCATTTGTAAGGTATTAAGTATTTTACGAACATCAGGATAAAACTGATTAACTACTAATTTTAGATCCTCTAATTGGATTTCTGTTTCCTCTTGTTTTAGAATATTGAAAACGTGTTTTGCAATATCATTTTTAGAGGGAGGAACAATTTTAAGTACCTGACAACGTGATTGGAGAGGATCAATAATACGTTCAACGAAATTACAAGTTAAAATAAATCTTGTAGTACGAGAATAAGTCTCAATTACATTTCGAAGTGCTGCTTGACCCTGAATTGTAATAAAATCGGCTTCATCTAAAATAACTACCTTAAGTGATTTAAATGAGGCAGCAGAAGCAAAACCAGATACTTTATCTCTAATTGTGTCAATACCTCTTTCATCACTTGCGTTAATATAAAGATAATCACAATCTAAATTATTAACAATAAGTTTTGCTAAAGTGGTTTTACCAGTACCAGCAGGTCCATAAAACAAAAAGTTTTGAATATCATTTTGATCTAAATACTTTTGAACTGTTTGTTTGATATTTTCATTACCAACATAATTTTCTAAAGTATTAGAACGATATTTTTCAACCCAAAGGGTGTGTTGTTTAATACTCATAATCTCCGTAAATTGAATATTTTTTAGGTTCGGGTTCTTGTATTTCTACTTCCTCAGGTAATATAGCAAAAAGTTTACCTTGAGCCAAATCTAAACGAAATGCTTTAGGTTTAACTGTTGCTATTTGAAACCATGATTCTAAAGCATCTGTTAAAGATTTTTGGATTTTATCAATCCCTTTTACTTCCCAAGTATCACCTTTACCTATTACTCTGGTTCCAATTTCTATTAGTTTTTCTTGGATTTCTGTTTTATTCATAACTTTATTTGTTCAATTAAGTAAGGCAGTAGCTTTTCGAAGGCATAATTAATAGTTGTATTTTGTGGTGTTAACAGCCCTACATAAAGATAATTAGTATTAGGCACAAAATAAAAGTTTTTAATAACATGGTCAACACCTTCAATTTTAAGAATTTGACCTTCTAAAGCTACTGCATCCTTCATAATTTTAAATTTACATCATTCCCATCATACCTCCAAGCCCATCATCACCTTTCTTTTCCTCTGGCTTGTCAACTACAACTGCTTCTGTCAATAGAATAGTACCTGCTACTGAAGCTGCATTTTCAAGTGCTGTACGAGTTACTTTTGAAGGATCAATAATACCAGCCTCTTTCATATCAACAAAATCTTCTGCTTTCAAATCCCAACCATACCAATAATCACCTCCTGTTACAGCATTAATAGCATTGTAAATATCTTCTTGCTCATAACCAGCATTTG